GGGCGCCGGGAGCAGGGGCAGGGGCAGGGGCAGGGGCGGCAGGCGCGGGCGACTCCTCGCGAGCCTGAAAGTATGCCTTGCTGATCTCCTTCCACGGAATGAATGAATCGATTACATCGTTCATGCAGCCATTGATCAGTGTCTCAATATCGCGACGGTTGCGAGCCTGCTGCTCGGACGTAACACCCACTGTCTTGAACAGGTACGCGTTGCTCCAAGACTGACGCGCAGCTGCCTTGTAGAGGGAATGAATAAAGACCTCGACAGACGGCCGGGTAAACTGTAGGTCCACGTGCGTCTTCTCTATATGCTGAAGGCTAGCAAATGCACGGATGTAGCTGATAAAGACCCCGAGTAAGAGATCATCAATGTAGTCGCACTTGGATGCCTTGGAAATACGCTCAACCTCCTTGGCAACCGTCTCATCTTTCCACGTAGGAACCTTGGTCAGCAGATTCTGGAATGTCTTGAGAACCTGATCGGGCTGCCCGTTGCGATCGCACGCAGCCTTGGCCGAATCGTAGATACTCCACATGCCATCTGCAACGTGCGGGATCAGAGTGCGACCAAGATTTTCGCGAAGGGTCTGCTTAACAAAATCAGTCGACATTTCCTTTATTTACAGGAATCGAGGAGAGTTGAACATAAACCGACGCGGATGAAGCTCGTACTTCTCCTTATGGTCAAGAATGAATCGGCAATCCTGAAGCGATGCCTCGAGGCGGTTGAGTCTCTTGTGGATGCCTTTTGCATCTGCGACACAGGGTCTACGGACGATACCGTGCAGATTGCCGAGGAGTTCCTGAAGACGCACAAGGGATGTGTCTCCGTAGTTCCGTGGAAGAATTTCGGGTTTAACCGCACAGCAACATTTGAGGCCGCACAGGCTTATCTTCGTACTACGGATTGTGACCTGGCAAACACATATGGACTCTGCCTCGATGCAGACATGGTGTTTGTTCCCGGAACGCTTCTCTCACAGAACCTGACAGAACTTGGGTACACGGTCATCCAGTGCAACGGAAATCTCGAGTATCCGAACATACGTCTAGTGCGCATGGACCACGCTTGGAAGTGTCTTGGCGTTACCCACGAATACTGGGATAGCCAGGGCACACTGCTTCCCAAGTCAGTGTGTTACATCGATGACCGCAATGACGGCGGATGCAAGTCAGACAAGTTTCAGCGCGATGCTCGACTGCTTGAGCAGGGTCTCATTGATGAGCCTACAAATATCCGGTACCTCTTTTATCTGGCCCAGACATACCACTCACTTTGTCGGTACGAGGATGCTATCAAAATGTATCAGCGACGCATCGACGCAGGGGGGTGGGAGGAGGAAGTGTGGTACAGTCATTACATGATTGGCGAGTCGTACAAGGAGCTCAAGAAGATTCCAGAGTTTGAAATGTGGATGCTCCGTGCAGTGGCGTTGCGCCCTTCGCGTGCAGAGCCGTACTATAAGCTCGCTCGTTACTTCCGCGAGAATGGACAGCATTACAAGTCGTACCATTACGTACTCGAGGGTGCGCGCATCCCGCTTTCAACCGACTCGCTTTTTGTGGAAGTGGACGTGTACAAGTTTCTCTTTGATTATGAGGCATCGATTCTGATGTTTTACCTTGGCCAGCCCAAGAAGGGACTGCTTGTTTCAATGGATTACATGACACGGGCCGGAACGGTTCACTACCTCGACAATGTATATGAGAATATGTCTTTTTACATCGAGCCACTGGGAGCACCAGTCAGCCCTCACCCGCTCGCACGTGACACGTTTGGCGAGGATTATCACCCAACGTCCGTGTGCATGTACAAGTACAAGAATGCCGTGTATCACAATATCCGGTTTGTCAATTACACGATCAATCCAATCAATGGATCGTATGTAATGACCGAAAACGGGTCAGTGTCCGAGTCCCATAAGGTCAGGACGCAAAACGTCTGGTTCAATCCATCAACGGGTGACTTCCAGCGAATGCTAGATTCGACCGTGACTCTTCCTCGCCGTCAGGATGCTCACATTGTTGGTCTCGAGGATGTGCGTGTGTACACGGATTCCAAGGGCGAACTCAAGTTCACAGCAACGACGTGGGAATACACGGAAAAGATCCGGATCCTGCAGGGCTCATATCTGCCCGAAAGCGGCATGTATGCAGATTGCCGGATCCTGAACTCTCCGGGTGATCAGGCATGTGAGAAGAACTGGATTGCTGTAGATACCACCGACGATATTATCTATCGCTGGTCTCCACTTGAGGTTGGTACCCTGAAGAACAATGACCTCGTGATTCATACAAGGCATTCAACGCCTTGGTTTTTCCAGCATCTTCGTGGATCGAGCGTTGCCTTCAAGCCGATGCAGTACCCGGGTGAGACGTGGTGCATTGTTCATTTTGTCAAGTACTCGACACCTCGCAAGTATTTCCATGTCGTGATGCGCATGGAAAAAGGATACAAGCCCAAGTGCATGAGTCTGCCGTTCGTCTTCCAGAACAAGACAATCGAGTACTGCATTGGCTGCTTGCCTGATAGGACCTGCTCTAACCTGCTGTGCTCCTTTTCGACCATGGACGATAATCCTCGCATCATGTCCCTTCCTATTTCGAGTCTCAACTGGATCCAGTTTTAATTGTACATTGACCTCCAACTCTCCACTTGCGGCTTCTCCTGCAGGATATGACGCGCCAGCTCCACATCAATCATGCACGGGAAGGTGATCTTCCTGTAAAACGGGTAGGACTTGGCCGTTTCCTCATCTGCAATGCGCAGAAGGTTGATGCGTGTACCCAGAGTCTCTACAGTCCGGATCAGGGTACGCACACCTTGTTCCTGCGATGAATACTCCGAGATAATGTACCGAATCGCCTCATCTGTCATGTTCAACTGTCCCTTGAGTTGGATCCGATCGAGAACTTGCGGTGCGATAAACTTGGTCAGGATCGTCTTCTTTTCGTCAGCCGTGTACCCCGTGCATTCGATGATCTGCATACGGTCCTTGAGAACCGGGTGAATCTTGGACTCGTCATTGAACGAGAAGACAAACAGACACTGCGACAGGTCGAGGTCCACACCGGCAAAGTACCGATCGTGGAACTGCGAATTCTGCGACCTGTCCGTCAAGTGAATCAACATATTGACAATCTCTTCGCCATGAGACGTGGTTGAGATCTTGTCAACTTCATCGAAATACAGAACTGGATTCATGCACCGGGCGTTCATCACGGCATCTGCAATACGTCCCCATGTTGATCCCTCGTACGTGAAGGAATGGCCCACAAAGGTCGATGCGTCCGATGCGCCACCCAGGGAGAAGAACTCGAACGGTCGCTTGAGTGCCATGGCGACACCATTCTTGGCAAAGCTCGTCTTGCCTACACCCATCGGACCCTTGAGCGCGATCACATTGCCTGCACAGCCCGGGTTCGAGACCAGCTGGGCCAGAATTTGCATGACCTGGGTTTTGGCAGGATTCATGCCGTACACTGCATTGTTCATGATAGCACTTGACTCGGACAGAAACTTGGAGCACGGCTCGTGACCGTCCGCCAACTTGACAGGGAGGGGTACATGCTTGCCAAAGGGAAGCCGGAAGAAGGAATCCACCCAGGTGCGCAGCTTGAATCCCTCACCCTCCATGGACGTCTCGGTGAGCACATCGATCTTCTTGATAACAGATGCCTTGACAGCATCTGGGATTGCCAAGTCGAGGACACGGAACTTGTACGGCATCTCGCCACTCTGCACGAGTCCAGACAGACGCTTCATCTGTTCATTCAGCTTGTGGCGCTTTGACTTGGACAGGTCGTGGTAATACTCCTCTTCATCCTCATTGAGCTCGAGTGCAGGTTTATCCTCCTTCTTATGCCCCGAACCACGCTTCTTGGTCACGTACTTGTCCACGAGATGATCCATGAAATCATCCTCGGACTCGGAGTCCTCGGACTCGGACTCGGATTCAGAATCGTCAAGCTTGAGCTTGCCGTTGCCACCAACAATTGTGTGCAGGTGCAGTTTGACGGACACTTTGGATCCCTTGGGAAGAACAATCTGTGGGGCTTTCTCTTCCTCCTCCTCTTCAGAATCAGTCACTGCCTCGGCCTCTGATTCGGACTCGGACGGAGGAGTGTACTCTTCTTCGTCCGAGTCGCTCGGAGGCTCCTTTAGGGTCTCATCGCTAACCCACATGGTCTTGTTGGTACGACGACGAAGATTATACCGTCTGGGCATCTTGCTGCCTCGCAAGGAAAAAAACAATATTGTTTCCGTTTTTATAATGGACACCATCGAATCGCTTGTAGATGAACTTGAACTCGAAAACAAGCGTGAAGCGGCCGCCGACCCCACAACTCGGAAAGTCCTGGGACTGGTCGAGGACTTTCTCAAGCATCATCGGGTTCTCTGTTACGGTGGAACGGCGATCAACAACCTCTTGCCGGAACACGAACAGTTCTACGACTTCGACGAGGAGGTTCCGGATTACGACTTTTTCAGTGAAACGCCCCAGGAGCACGCCATGATGATTGCCGATCATATTAGCGCTCTGAAGATTCCAAATGTGGAAGTCAAGCCGGGGATGCACTTGGGTACGTTCAAGGTCTTTTCGGAATTCCAGGGCGTTGCCGATGTGACCTATCTTGAGCACAAAATCTTTGATCGTCTGTGGAAGGAGGATATCGTCAAGCACGGAATCCACTATGTGAGCCCGAACTTTCTGCGCATGAGCATGTACCTCGAGCTGTCTCGTCCCAAGGGTGATGTGTCTCGCTGGACCAAGGTGTACAAGCGTCTCCAGCTACTCAACAAGCATTATCCTTTAACATGCCCGGCAAAGGTCAAGGCGGGATCTGAACTGGACGACGATCAAAAGAAGGAAGTGATTCATCTGCTCAAGACCCACCCGATCGTTCTGTTAGGATTCTCGGCTGCTGAAATCCATGCCAAGCGGACCCACTGGACAACACCAGTCACCTTGCTTGCCGAAGCTCCTACAATTGAAGCCATTACCAAGGGAAAGGCAACACACGTGACAGAGGGTAATGAACTGATTCCGAAGCGCACAGATTTCATGGATGAGAATGGACTTGTCAAGATCCGGTTTTATGAGACCCAGGCGTGCCACAGTTACCACCGGACATCAGATGGGATCCACGTTGCGTCAATTCCAACTTTGCTTCAGTTCTTTTACGCCTACATGTACACGGATGCACCTGAAGATGAACTGACACGGATCATGTGCGTGGCCCAGCGTCTTGTAGATTTGGCAGATCATGGATCTCGGGAATTCGCCCTCTTGACGCCCAAGGAATGCTTGGGACATCAGGAAAGTTTAATTGAAATGAAGAAGCACCGTTCGGACCTGTATGCAAAGGTATCGAAAGATAGAGAATCGCCCGAGTACCTGGCCTCCTTCTTCACATACACTCCGGGGGACAAGACGAAGCGGGCCAAGACGCGCAACTTGTTGAAAAAGACCCTCAAGCGTTAGCGGTTGCGGAACGTCATTTTTTGGCTCAATTGGTACGGTAAGCCAGTGCAGCTGCACTCGTCGATACCCTTCAAGAATTCAAAATAAGAATCGTTTCCGTTTGGGGTCCGGTTTGCGTACGCATTGGCAGTCGACGCTGAAAACATCTGGTATGCCTGCTTCACCCTATTTTGAGCAATAACGTCTGCAGCATCACGGAGACGCATTGTCGTGATTCCGGAAAGGTCAGTGCCGCGTTGTCCTCCTGCGGACATTCTTCTTACTCTTGGTACTAGATCTTTTACTCTTCCGCCTGCGACTCTTCCGCCTGCGACCACCATTCATGTCCATCATATTTTCTTCGAAAAGTCTCCATACAGAATCCCCTTCCGCCTCTTTCACTTGAATTCCGCCATTGCAACGACGAAATTTGGCAACAACTTTATTCCCGTAGTCGAATTTTACAAGAAATAAGTGCTTTTTACAGTCCTCATCGCCAGTAGTGCCTTCCATGCACAGAAGAAAGTATCCTGGTATCAAAGGTGTTTCTTTTCTATCCTCCCAACTATTGATGACTGTATTCAAGAATACAATGATTTGGTCATGTGGCGTTGCCCCTCCTGCGGCAGTTGTAAACGCTTCATTGATTTTGTCATTTAACGAGGCCATTATTCATGAGTAAGAAGATTTCCAGTGTACCACGTGGTTGCAAAGTACTGCGGTCCAGACGGGCCGGGTTCAGGGTTGGGCGGAACCGATCCCTGCATCAGTTTAATGTCCGTTGTTGTGAGGGCACGACTATAGTACGTTAATCCGGACACATACCCTTGGAATCCCGTTGAGGCGGATCCAATCACGACATTTCCATCCTGTTGCTTGGGGAGTTGGTTGAGCGTATGGTGCTGCCGGATCAGTCCGTTGATATAAATATCCACCGCATACTGGTTCACGACAATGGCAAAGTGGATCCACTTGTTGGCGGGAATGTTCGGGATCAGAACCGTCTCGGTTGCTCCGAACGTATTCACAACCAGCATGAGGGAATTTGATGTGCTGTCAATGTACAGTCCCGGACAATCGTTCTGGGCAAAGATAAGACGTCTCGTTCCGTAATTGATTGTGAAATCCGAAACTGTCAGCCATCCCGCATATGAAAACACGGCACCTTCGGGCTGATTGAACGACTTGGGGATCGTGGTTGTTGTGTATGTATCGACGTTCCCCGACACGGATCCATTCTGCACAATGGTCTTGGTTGGATCCGATGCACCTGTCAGCAATGTATAGATCCAGTATCCCAGACCGATCAACACGAGGACTCCGGCTCCCATTACGATGTTTGTAGTCAGACTCATTGTGTCTTATCACGTAAAAAGATAGACAGAACCGTTGTCCCCAATTGACAAATGAAGGTGGGTGTCGTGGTACCATGCTATCGTCCCCATGTCAAGTACCTTCCTGATCTTCTGGACTCGATTGAAAAACAAACTGTGAAGCCATACAAGGTTGTCATTAGTTCATCGTCCATGGGAGATGCAATGCTTACGATTCCACCGTGCAGCTTTCCAGTTGAACTTGTCCTCTTTGTTGACCGAAAGAATGCTGCAGAAAATCGAAATATCGCAACGTCCAAACTTCTAGACTGCGATATTCTTTCCTATATCGATGCGGATGATATCATGCACCCGCAGCGCATCGAGGCGATTGTCTACGCGTTTGGAGAGGACGCAGACATTGTTCTCCATTCCTTTTCAGATAACCCTATCTTTGAGCACTACGACTCGTTTCCTCTCATTACAAACCAGCTTGCCCGCGGGCGCACAGGGTGTGCAATTTACATCCCCGACGAGTGCAGACCTGGAATCATGCATAGTCAAGTTTCAGTTCGGCGACACATCGTGGACCAAGTCAAATTCCGTGAGGAACCTGAATGGGAACAGAAGGAAGATGCACTCTTTTGCGGGGATATTCTCGTTTGTCCAGGTATTAAAAGCCAGTGGATTCCTATTGTACTGTCTCGATACGTCCGTGCTGGTGTATGGGAGTTTAAACCCTCCTGAATCCATTCGGGCCCAGGCGAAGACCGGCGGGGCGGACGGGTGCTGGACTTGATGATGAAACCCACACCTTGCGCAAGAACTCTTCGTACGTTGTCGTATGTTGATATTCGAGCGCAGACTGTGTAACGGGTGTGCGAACATTGTACACGTAGTGAATGCGATCATGTGACGACGCGTATTCAGTCTTGAGGAACCCATGGCGAGCCAGAGTCAGAGTCCAGTCGAGATCCTCGCCGCGGATGGCATCCTTGAACGGAATGAACTTGGCAACATCTGTGAGCATCGGGTTCAAGTGATTCGGCGGGCGGAGAAACTCTTCGCCACGCGCCATGACACCCGTGATTGGCTGGGCGACCGTGTGGGTGAAGGTGTACGGTGCAATCGAGCCACGCAAGCGCATACAGTCGTATCCTCCCCGGATCGTTGCCACCAAATCCTCAAAGTAAAAGTCGGTCAGTTCATCATCATCGTCCACAAAGGACATGTACTTTCCCTGTGCACCCTGCAAGAGTGCTTGACGCTTGAGGCCAACACTCGACTCCTTATTATCAAAATTGAGGCATATCTCGACCTTAATGTTGCGGACACTGCACATGTGACGGATCCGTTTGAGCAGAGCTTGCAACCTGTCTTCGCGACCGGGCATAGTGGGAATCAGGACAGACCAGTCGTACTCGTACGCCTTGCGGGAAATGTATGTCTTCAGATCCTTTGCAAAGTACTGGTTATTCGTGTGGTACAATCCATCCATTCCACCGTATCCCGTTGCCGGGTGTTCGTGGCGGATAATGCAGTAGGGCACATACAAACACGTCTCCTTCAGTTTCGTGCGGCACAGATCTGTGAGTTCCGTATCACAAAAGAGGCTCGTATACGCAGGGTTGTAGAGATACCCAAAAGAGTCGTACATTGCGCGTCCAAAGATCGTGAGCGTATTCAGCTTCTCCTGCTGGAATCCATCATTGAACCAGAGAATCCCGTAAGTCGATTCAAAGGTCATCATGTGAGAACGAATGACGTCATCGTACCCCTTGATCTGGGGAATCATATCGTCTGACACCAGGACAATCACGTCCCATTCCCACGGAACCGACGCAACATCCGCATTGCACGCCTCGATCTTGGACTTGCTATTTCCGTAGACGATGCTCGACCATGCAGCCTTGGAAAGGATACGTGTCAATTCCTCGCGAACCAGATTACGGGACATGGTCGTGTCGTCGGTATCGCAGGATACCAGAACTCCGATTTGATCCGGACGATTGGCCAAGTTCATATACTTGTTCAACGTGTCCATCACCTTCTGGGGACGGGCACGTGTCGGGCACTTAAGAAGAATCTTCATAATTTGTTGAGGTAGGTGCTGTGTAAACTTACAAGATACTCTTGCCTTCTGCATTATTGATCTCGAATACAACCGTGTAGCCGAACAGAGAGAAGAGAGGAGATGTGGATGTGGCAGAACCGCCCGGGTTCGACGAGCACGGTGTTCCCGCGGCATAAAAGTTGGCAGAATCGCCCGGCACCAATTGACCCGGTGTAACTGTGAGTCCGCACAGAGATCCAGAGAATCCCTTGGATCCACCGATCGTCGCATTGCCCAGTGCAGGCTTGGGCACACCCGGGAGCACACAAGACTTGACAAGCTTGCCGTTAATGTAGATATCCACATTGCGCTGGAACACTGTCAGCGACACGGCAAACCACGACTGGATAGGCACATTCTCTACCGTGCATGTGAAGTTGTCATCGTACGATCCACCTGATCCACCGGGAGCTGAAGCACCCGAATCGGTCGAGTCACCTGAATAGGTACTAATGTTGAAATGCAGACTGTTTGTCATGGCATCCAGCAAGATACTCGGGTTCATGATTGTATTGTTCGTCGGGTCCACGCGTTGGATCACCGGCTTGTCCTGACCAAACTGATAGTTCCAGTCTGCAATGTACATCCAAAATTGCATTCCGTAATCAGACACTTGAGCTGCCGGGAAGGAGGATGCATTGACAATGGTTGCCGAGGTTCCATTCACAGTATTCGTGATAACCGGAACAGCGCTTGTCAAGGAAAACTTGGTCGTCTGCAACAGAAAGTAGACAATGATGACCGCAAGAAGCCCGACACCCACGACCCACAGTGCAGACAGTCTAGTTCCCGGAACCTGTCCGAGACCCGTAGACGCATAGTTCGTGGTTACACTTGAAAAACCGGGAGCTGCCATTGATGCTTACAAGGAAACTTTATTATGACTAGCAATGGAAAAACGAACTTTGCCCCCGATACGAGCTTCAAGTACAATGGCAATGTATTGCAATAATTGCGGTGAAAAGGGTCACGTGTTCAGGACATGTGGCGAACCTGTCTTGTCGTGCGGTATTATTCTTCTCGATACGACCCGTCTTCCTGCATCCTTTACGAGTGCATGTCTTCTCATGATCCGGCGCAAGGACAGCATGAGCTTTGCCGAAATTCTCCGGGGCAAATATGACCCTGACAATTTAGCATATCTAGAGACACTTGTGGCCAACATGACCCAGTCCGAGCAGGCCATGCTGAAAACACTAACGTTTGAAGAAATCTGGAAACAGTCCTGGGGAGAAGACCACATGACTGCAGAGTTTACCCAGGCGCGTGACAAGTTCAATAGTGTTGATATGGAAGCACTGATTCGAACGTGTCCATCTCCTTATCCGGAACCCGAATGGGGATTCCCCAAGGGACGAAGGATACGCGCCGAGACTGATGTCGAATGTGCGATTCGCGAGTTCAATGAGGAGACTAACATTCCGCGAGAAGCCTACACTCTCTTGCGCAATGTGGTCCTCGAAGAGACCTTTACGGGACTTAATGGTATTGAGTACCGCCACGTCTACTTTGTGGCACTCTTGAATCCGGGCGGTAGTGTCGATCTTACACAGCGCTTCACGTACATGCAGCGGCGTGAAATTTCAGGTATCGGATGGAAAACGTTGAACCAATGTATTGGATTCGTGCGTCCTCACCATCTCGAGCGGCGCAAAATGTTAGATGCGCTTAAGACGATTGTCGAGACTTATGAGAGCGAGTAACCTGCAAAGTAGATGGTGATACAGTAGGACACCACGGCAATCACGTACACCCACGACCACACTGGGAAAATAGTGGAATCTTTTGTACCCGTTCCGAATGGACGGATCCGCCCTTCGCGACCAAACGCGGCGGACGGCTTCACGTACAAGAAGAGTGCCATCAGGAATAGATAGAAGGAGACCATCCAAATGCGATGATTTTTCCGTGTGAACGGCTCCATTACTTACCGCTACGACGAGTTTTGCGTCCCCGGCGACGGGAGACACGGCGACCACCGCGGGACTTGCGGCCCTTGCGGCCCCTGCCCTGGGAAAGCTGCAGAAGGGCTGCGGCGGCTTCCGCACGTGCAACAGCATCGTTGTCAGGAATGCGAATAGGATCGGGCATTTATTTATACCTACGAAATTCTATCGTAGTAGCAATGGATTACGTTCTACCGAACCGCAAAGCATTTGCCGACTCCATCACTCGTATTTTCCTCAAGTACCGCCGCGAAGATCGGGACCCCCTTGCCGAAGACAAGGATGTCGACCTGTGTCTCAAGCAAACAACGTCACGCGAGCTCTTACCGTACCAAAAGCTGGTCCGGGACTACCTCCTCATTGAAACACCGTATCGTGGCATCTTGCTGTATCACGGTCTTGGATCCGGCAAGACATGTTCGTCAATCGCAATCGCCGAGTCACTTCTGACGACCATGAAGGTGATCGTCATGACTCCAGCGTCCCTGCGTACCAATTACCAGGGTGAGTTCCAGACCTGCCCGATCTATCTTGAACAAAACTGGAGTTCGAGGCAAGTGACAGAAGGTAACAAGGAGGAGGCACTTGCGCTCGGCATCTCCCCTGGATTCCTGGAAAAGTACGGACGGTACTTTGTTACTGCACCCGGACAGGCGGCTAACTTTTCTGCACTTCCCAAGACAGATCAAGATGTTGTGCGTGCCCAAGTCATTGACGTCCTGAACACTCGCTTCAGTTTCATCAATTACAACGGCTTGACACGTGCCAAGGTTGCAGAGCTGATTACCGAGGATGGACCGAACCCGTACGAAGACCATGTAGTGATTATCGATGAAGTTCATAACTTCATTTCCCGTATCGCCGACAAGGAGGGTGTCATCGAGCCTGTGTACAAGGCCTTGTACCGTGCCAAGCGATGCAAAGTGGTTGCCTTGTCTGGAACGCCCGTGATCAACCGTCCCAATGAAATCGCATACCTGATGAACCTGTTGCGTGGACCCATTGAGCGTATCGTGATCCCCTTTAAGAATCTGCAGGGATGGGACGAAGGCAAAATGACCACGACCTTGCGCGAGATGCGGGATGTGGATACGATCGAGTTCAATGCAGTCAAGAAGGTTGCAATGGTCACGCGCAATCCTCCGCAGTTCTCCACCGTGTACAACAAGACGGGCGAGCGTGTTGCAGTGCAGTACAAGAAGGATATGCCGTATACTCCCGTGGCGTCTGATTGGGTGACAAGTATCAAGAAGAAGTTTGATACTGAAAATGGATCAGATATTGCTGTGGATCGTGTCACAGTTGAAGAGCTCGAGTGTTTGCCCACCAATTTCGAAGAATTCGCAACCATGTTTCTCGATGGTCTCAATATCAAGAACCCTCTTCTCTTTCAGAAACGTATCCAGGGATTAGTGTCGTACTTCAAGGGTGCCGATGAACGTTTGCTTCCCCGGCGCGTGGAGGACGACAAGATGCTTGAAAAGGTGGAAATGTCCGAGGAACAATTCACCTTGTACTTGGAAACACGCTGGAGTGAGCTCAAGGCAAACAGTAAAAAGACACAGAATCCCCTGAATGAAGACTTCAAGTCGTTTCGTGTCAAGTCCCGCCTCGTGTGCAATTATGCAATCCCAACCGATTTGCGCGCCCAGTATACGACAAAAGATGAAGAGGATGAAAAGTCTGTTCTCGATAAACCCGAGCTGTTGAATGCGTTACGTGCGAATCCGGATAAGTACCTGTCCAAGAAGGCATTGGCCAATTGTGCGCCTAAAATTCTCCGGATCCTCAACAATCTCGACATTGGCGATGGAGCCGTGTGGCGTAACCAGTTCGTCTACTCCCAGTACCGTACACTCGAAGGTCTTGGTGTCTTTTCGGCTATTCTCGATGCGAACGGGTGGCAGCCGTACAAGATTGTGAAACAGAATGGACAGTGGGTTGAAGATCCCAACATGACAGATAAACCAGCCTATGCCTTTTACTCTGGCGAAGAGAAGGAAGAAGAGCGTGAATATTTTCGTCAGATTTTTAATGGACGATACGAGTCCAAATTCCCCGAATCTCTCAAGACCAGTATTGCCTCGCGCGCAAAGAAGATTCTGTGCCTGTTCATGGCTTCATCGTCTGGTGCAGAGGGAATTACTCTGGCCAATGTCCGGCATGTTCACATTATGGAGCCCTACTGGACACCTGCACGCCATGATCAAGTAATTGGTCGCGCCATTCGTATTTGCTCGCACGCCACCTTGGATCAGGAGGAGCGAACAGTCAAGGTCAATTTTTACCTGTCCGTCTTCAATGAAAAGAAGGCCAAGACATCCGACTTCCCCAACATTGCAGCCATTCGCAAGTCGGATACATCCACAAAGCGATACGAAGGTCAGCCTGTGGAAAGTTTCATGTCGACAGACGAATATCTGTATGACGTGACCTACAAGAAGGATTTAGTGAACCAGCGTATTGGCGTCTTGCTCAAACAGTCTGCCGTCGACTGCGAAGTTCACCGGAAACTCCATAGTCGTGAAAAGCCTGTCTTGTCGTGTATGCGGTTTGATAGTACTGTGCGTGGCGATGAACTTGCCTTCAAGCCTTCGTTGAAAACAGACGATCAGGATGAATCTTACTTGCGCAACATGTCGCGTAAGCATCGTCGTCTGCAAAAGGCCATGATCAAGGGAATCCCATTCTTGTACGATCTCGATTCGCAAGAACTTTTTGATCCGGCAGCTTATGAGGACAATCAGCGCTTAATCAAGGTGGGTCAGCGTGAATCGGAGGGCAAGGTCCGTTACGTGCTCGTCTGGTGAACATCCTCGAGCCACGGGTCGCACACCTTGGCCCAGCTCTTGAATGTATACTTCTCAATGGCCGCACGACGCGTGTCAATATTCTTGGCAGCCGACTCGAGTGCATTCGCAACTGCCCCAACATCGAACGTGGGAGCATACAGACCAAGCGGCATACCACCCGGAAAGTAGTAGCGCGAATCAGGCGTCGTCTTGATTGTGTCGCACACCGTATCATCGAGGAAAGATCCGTAGCTTCCGACATCCGTCACTACCTGCGGCGCGCCCGTGTACAGGTGCTCGAGCTGGCAGAGACCATATCCCTCGCCGTCACTGGTATTCACACCGATATCTGACATATTGTAAATCTGGTTGATCGACTCGTCATTGAGCACGTTAGGCGGGGCCGTGTCGACAATGAGAAGACGCTTGGCAAAGTTCTCCGGAACGAGCCCCTCCTTGGTAAGACAATCGTTGTAAATGCGCTGAATGTCATAGTGCGACCCCGACTGGGGATTGACGTTTGTCACAAACAGCAGATGAGCGTTCGAGACCGTGTCACGCTTCAGGAGACGGACGAATCCCATGATTGTCAGGTCAAGGCGCTTGCGCTGGCTATTGCGGTTCATGTTCAGGTAGACGAGAGCATCCGACGGGATCTTGAAGGTGCTGCGGAGAGATGCGCGTTCACCCCGAGGCATGTTCGTAAACATGGTAGGATCCACGGCGTGCTCAATCACCTGCGGTACCACGCTACGATCCTTGACCGGGTACTGTGCATAGGCAGTGGCCCACGAATCCGTAAAGCAGTAGATGCGGTCCGCGTGGAGGTTCATGCCATCGATCAGACCCTGGTTGATTCCGTGGTACACCTGGTCAACATAGAGCCAGATCTTGTACGGCGGCTTGCTATCCTTATCGAGCTTCAGCGCCTCGAAGAACTTGCAGATGATCAGAGGGTCATTGTAGATCATGATCACATCCGGCGTCACAGTCTCCACATACTCCTTTATCTTGTTGAAGCCAAATCCCTCCTCCTTGGGATCCTCATTTGCGGCTGCGTCGTAGGCGATAACGCCCTCCGGGACCTTGCGGTGTCCCGGGCGATTCGGGTGACGCTGGAATCCGAAATGGAACGTCTTGACCTTCGGAGCCAGAGAACCGAGCTGACGAAGCATATTGTATGCAACCTTGGAGTACCCGGTCGTCTGATCAACGTGCGTGCTGATAAAGAGGAACCGCATGGTTTGCGTTTTCTCTCGGGTTCTCTATAAATCGGAATGTCCCACCAAGTGAACTCGATGCAGGATTATGTTACCCAGCGTAAGAGGCAGATTATTGCTGCCACCTACAGGTCCAGCCCTCCGCCCCAGTTTCGTAAACATAACGGTCAGTACCTGTCGGTCAAGGCGAATGGAGCGACTGTCTACACGAACCCTCTTGCGCCCCCGGCGTCCAACAACGTGAACAATGTCGCGTTTGGACGTGGTGTTACGTATACGAGCTTGTGCTGCCTCACTACTGGACAAGCTGTCTAATTCGTTCTTCTGGAAGACCTAACACTGAAAATAATGCAGTAAATCGAGCCTTGTCGGCGGTGTCGTCTTTGAACGCTTGCTTTATCACTCCTTTTCGTGCTTCGAGGTATTCGTCGATCTTTTTTGGGGTTGGGTTAGGAAAGAGATCCAAGTAATCGCCCACAAAGTTGGAACACGCCACACCATTTCTATCTTTTCCTTCAGCTAGGCCAGGTGGCATCTCCATTATTATGAATCCGACACCAGCATACAGTTCTAGAGAGGCTTTTGTAAACTGTAATGCACTGATGTATGTTTTTTCACGGTACACTGCAATCGGTGCTCTCTCTACAAATCTAGCTTTGAGGTACTCTTCGAACTCTTCGCGATCGCAAGAGCGTTTTCCATCACGCGTTCCCAGCCAATTAAGAGTAAACGTACCGGATTCCAGATTGAAGTACACTCCGGCAATCTCAACTAAAAGTTCACCGGCCCCATGGATTGTTATTGCCTTTACACGCATGGCAAGTGCTGAATGATTGACTCCAATCTCAAGCGGCGAGTCCACCTGTGCAATCGCCAGTTGAACTGCTGGGTTGTCCCGAGTCTTATACAAGATCCACGTGTACACACCTTGTGGTAATCCGCCGACGTCTTTCCGAATGGGCATTCCATACACGTAACGGTCGTAATCCGCTTGTTTTTCGGGAGGGAAAACCAAGTAACGTTTTCCATCGGGCCACCTAACGGGTTTTGAAAAACACGGCATCGATGTTTTGTATAAAAGGTTGGCACCAACTACATCGTAGCCTCGTTCCCAAACCTCTTGACATGCATCACGCTGCGGTGCTCGACCCATCGGACCCCTACTCAAGAAGCCTTCTTCCATTACTTATTCACATATAAAGAATCAGTGCGCCTAGATACAAATGCCAGGGGCGTTGATGCAACTGGTGTCCGTAGGGGCACAGAATGAACTGATTAACGGAAAACCTTCCATGACTCATTTCCGTACAGTCTATCGCCGTCACACCAACTTTGCCATGGAACATATCCGCTTAACCTTTGGAACGTCGAACCTTGATTTTGCAACGACGACTACACGGCTCTTGACGACACGTATCGATCGATACGGCCAGCTTGTCAATGACTGCTACCTGGTCCTGACACTGCCGGATATTTGGTCGCCTCTCGTATCCGTTTCGCCTCCTCCCGCTGGGTATGATCCTCGATGCACGGCAATCGGTTATGAGTTCCAGTGGATCAAGAACATTGGGTACAATTTGATCGATTACATTGAGCTCACGATCAATGGTGTCAAAATCCAACGTCTTACCGGCGAATTCCTCAAGTTTTATTCGTACTTTACCCACGATGCCGCCAAGCGTATCATTGTTGATCAGATGAGTGGAAATGTGCCCGAAATCTATGATCCGGCAAATGCATATGACCGCCAAGACCAATACCCTCATGCAATCGCCGTCACTAGCACAACAGGTCTTGCTGCGCCCATGACAACCGTGCCTGAACCGAGCATCCGGTCTCGTCAACTCATCATCCCTCTTCATTTTTGGTTTTGCGAAAACCCGGGACTGTCTCTTCCGTTGATTTCCCTCCAAAATTCCGAGGTCTTTATCAACGTATCACTCCGTGCCGTTCAGGATCTGTACACGATTATTGATACGAACAAGAATTCACCTACGTACGGTCAGCGCGTCGAGCCGGCTGGATTGTACCCGCTTCAATTGTTCCTGTCGCCTCCTACAGCTTCCGGTGCGCCTAGTAACCCGTCCGTGACGACCTTTTTCTCGGATCCCTACCTGGAATGCAACTTCATTTCACTCGATGATACAGAAAGCAACCAGCTTGCTATTGCAGACCAGACCTTCATGTTCAAGGAGGTCCGTACATTTTCCAACACGGGACAGTTTGGACCCAATACAGAAATTCAACTCCCAGCTTTCAACTTGGTCACGCGTATCTTTTTCGCCGCGCGTCGTACTGATATGGAGTTGAACAATCAGTGGGATAATTACACGAATTGGCAGAACCCTGATCGCGCACCCTTTACGCCGAATACATTGAGTATCGCTTCGTCTCTCTATTCGAGCGGACAGTATCAGATAACGTCCGTGTCGCCAAGGGATAGTGTGATTGATGGTGTCATTCTTTTTAACGGCAAGGATCGATTCTATACCAAACCCGTGTCGTACTTTTCCCTTTTGCAGTCGTATCGCCACACAACCGGCACTTCGTCATCCATTCTTCCCGGCGTATACATGTACTCCTTTGCATTGAACAATGACCAGTACCAACCGAGTGGCGCCTTTAATGCGAGTTTTATCGACAAGGTATCGCTGCGTCTTACACTTCAACAACCTCTGCCATCCAGCACTGCCCTTGCCGGTGCGACCCAGGTTTGCGTTCTTCGCTCTACTGTCTTCAACCAGAACCCCGTGATCATCCCTGCTGCAAACTTGAATCTTATCAATCCGACTACGGGACAGCTTCTGTATCCGCCTTCTGAAGTCGTGACAGTTGTGCAAACATCAACCGGAACACTTTTATTCAATTACACGTACGACGTAATTACATACGTTGAGTCGTACAACTTTATCCGGATTGTCAGTGGACTGGCAAATCTCGTGTTTGCAACATAACAATGGATCAGCACGTTCCAGCTGTGGGACCAGTTACCGAAATCACAGTTGCCCAGATCAAGACGGCAAAGGACACCGTCGATGTCCTTGATTTGATTCCGAAACTGTGTGGCGGCGTTGTCAAGTTTGATGTCCAGCCCATCTACACTCAAGCCCGGACCAAGAAACTCCTGACAACGACAGAAGAGGAAGATAAGCAAGCAGGGTTCCCGGCAGTTCAGTTCTATGTCGAATATACGGACAAGGAAGGTGGACATACCGATTCATACAAGACGACAGAGTCTGTAACCCTGGGCGAGTACAATACATGGGGTCAGATCTTGTGCGCTCCCCAGTCCATGGCCTATCAATTAAGTGTGTGGGCAGCCATTGGTGTTATGGGATTCTTGGCCATTGTCTTGTGGGTCGTCAATATCATCTATGCATGGAAGATCTGGGACACGAACACGAAAAACTTTGAGGCTGGATTAGACCCGACAGATAAACGGTTTAGCGACGTTGGTACCTTCTTTGCTCGATTCGCATCGTGGGTGTCTTCGCCCGTGTTCAAATTCTTCATGGCGATCATGGCAGCTGCAGTTCCATTTGCAACTGCCTTTGTCGACCTTCTCTTTTACTTCTTTGTTATTGCCCCGGGATCCAAGATGACAGGGACAGAATCTATTGTCGATTGGAAGTAATGATTGAACTTCACTGGGTTGTGGGCGGCCTTGTGACCGGACTCGTCTTGTCCACTGTTTTTATTCCACCTACGCGTATTGAGAAACGTGTGCCAACTCCGAAGGATCCCTCGACCGTGTATACGACGGATACGGGATGTGTTCGTCTGTCTCCGGTTGAAGTTCCATGCACCACCGAGCCAGAATCGTTCAATCTTTTAGCATCCTTCAAGTAATGATCACCCAAGTACTAGAACGAGGTGCATCTTTCTTTTCGTTCATTATTGGGCTGGGAATCGCTGCCCTGCTCTTTCATCGTAATTACGAGACCAAGACACAACTTGCAATGCCACTCGAAGATGCAACGACCAAGGTAAGTCAGTTTGACGGAAAGTGCTATCGCTTCCGCGTCGAGGACGCATCTTGTGAATTCGCGTCTTCCTTATAAACAAAAATGGACGACGCAACATCTCTTGACGCACTGCTTCCTAGTCCGCAGGGACCCCAGTCGTCTGGACCGGTTGTTCCCATGCCGTCAGGTTCCGGGCCGAGTTCGAGCATGACACCGTCATTCAAGCCAACGCTCCCCGCGATGGGTTGGATGTTTCGGAACCTCAAAATCTACTTTTGCTTCTTCTTGGCGGCCGCGCTCATTTCGCTCTCGACCCCTCGCAATCTCTTGCTCCAGTACTTCCCGAATGCATATACGTCCGGAGGCGTCGTCAGTTACACGGGCGCGGCAATTCTCGGTGCCGCAGGTGTTGTGATTTCTCACCTCCTGGTTGTGTTCCTGTCGAGTATGGGCGTCTAAACACAATTTCTCCTATGTAGTCAATGTACAGACAGCCGCCCGTTCGCGTGCATCCGCGTATTCTGTTGGGTGCGGGGCATATGTTAACGCCTGCATTTGCAGCGCGACACAAGATCACTCATGTAATTAATTGCGCATTCCCTGAAGATTCGCCATTGTGGTTCCGGAAAAAGTTCCCGGATCAGTATGCGTGCATGGGTGCTCTTGATTCTGTCCATGTGCGGATTTTGGATTGGTATCCTCGTTTCGAGTCAACCATGCGCAAATTTCTCCGTGAATCAAATGGAACCATTTTTGTCCATTGTCAGGCCGGTATTAACCGATCTGCCTATTTACTCCTCTTTTTTATGACGGTGAACTTCAATCAAGACTTTGGAAAGCTAGTGCGGGAAGTGCGGAAATATCGGACCGTTTGTACGAACCCATCCTTTATGAAAGAAGTTTCAACGGTTCTGGCAGTTGGATAGTCGAAAACGAAATCTGGATTCGTAAAGAACAGGGAGATTGCCCCCTGGCACAACTTCATACATCCTCCATCATCCACATTCAAAATGTCCTCCTCCATCCTTTCCCCCACAGTCAACACCCACCTCTTCTTCTGCAGCGAGCCCCAGTGCTCAAATCCGGTCAACGACTACAACGACACCTGCCTCGAGTGCGAGTGCGAGGCATCCACGATCAGCGAGTGTCCGGGCTGCGGCGAGGACATTTTCGTGGGCTCCAACGGCTACTGCTCCGACTGCTGGCAGGAGCGCTTCGGCGTGGACGAGGAGCCGGTGAGCTGGTACAAGCCGATCTGCAAGGAGTGCGACAGTGCGTACGCGAGTGACAACGACTACTGCGACGACTGCGCGAACATCAAGAACAAGCTCAAGACCAAGATGACGCCCGACCAGAAGGCGGATTGGCAGCGCCTGCTGAACAAGCGGAAGCCCGCGCTTTCGCCGATCCGGATCCCGGACACGTGCCCCGAGTGCGGCGACCTTTCGGACATCCCGACCTCCAGCGTCTGCCGCGCGTGCAGACAGATGCTTGAAGAGAGCGCGCGCTACTGCAACCGATGCGAGGGCTACTACAACCTCGAGCTCGGCGACGCGGAGAGGCGCGAGTGCTACGATTGCGAGAGACACAACGGCTACCCCTGCTTCCAGGCTGGCTGCCCCAACATGACAACCGACCTCGGTTCTACCTGCGATGCCTGCCGCCAAGATTGGCGCCGATGCCCCGACTGCGGGGACATGGGCGCCACCGTTCTCGGGTCCAACTATTGCCACGAGTGCTACTCGCGCCGCAATCACCCGTGCAACGCCCCACCCGCCGCCGACGGCTGGTGCCCCGAGTGCGACATGTACACGGTCGTTCTGCCGAACATCTGCACCAAATGCCAGGAGAAGCGCGACAACCGGTGCACGTGCAACCGCGAGACGGGCCGGATGTGCGACTTCTGCGCGGAGGAGTACGAGGAGCCGTGCCGAGGCTGTGGCGTGCCGTCCCAGCTGTGGACGGATGACACGTATTGCCGCAAGTGCTTCGTGGAGCGCTACGGTGATGAGTTTCCCCCGAAGGCGCCGGCCATCATGAACCCGGAGAACGTCTGCGAAGAGTGCGGCATCGAAAGCTTGACCGACTGCGACTGCAAGCTTGAGGAGCGCGAGCCTCGTAGTTGCTGCGGCTGCTAGGCGGCTGCTAGAGAGATCCACAAAAAAACCTTTTTACATGGAACTGTCTATCAATAGATGGCGCTATAGTCTAGTGGTTAGGACAGGAGGCTTTGAACCTCTTAACGCAGGTTCGATCCCTGCTAGTGCCAAACAGGTGTGTCCGAGTTGGTTAAGGAGGCAGGCTTAAGATCTGCTGGAGAAATCCTCGTGGGTTCAAATCCCACCGCCTGTATTCTTTTTTGCACACGATGCACAATTTCCGACCAAACGGTCTGATTGGGCATTCATGTAAAGACCCACAGCAACGACAATCAAGACTACAACCAAGATCCAAGCCCACGCCATTTACTTACGAGTCCGACGAGATTTGCGCCGGGTGCGACGACCTCCACGCCGGGCCGGGGAGTTTGTAGGCGACACTGGATTCGAAGACGGAAGAGCAGCCGGATTTCCATTGTACTCGATGCTTGCAGGGAAGTTATTCTTCATCAGGTCGTATATCGGTTCGGAACCATGGATAGCTGCAAGAACAGCACCCTTCGATACAACAGCGACTTCATCTTCGTCGATTTGAATCATGACATCTGCGGCATTTGACGATTTGATCTGGTACGCAGCTGGCTTCTTGATGATGGAAAGACCTCCCGATGGAAGGTAGATGTAGGATCCCTTGTAGGAGACATACGAGAGCTCATCGTTTATTAAATTGATTTGCCAATCACCGGCTGAACTTGTAAACGGTAACGGCATTACTTACTTACAGGAATATCTTGAACGAGTGGTATGGACGTCTTCAAAGTCCGCAAGATTCGGGAAACTGGATCCTCATCGATGGGTACGCTGGACTCTGTTCATCATGACATTGTCCAGGGTCTTAAGGACTCCAAGACAAAGAAGGCAGAGTTAACGGAAGAACTCGAGGGACTGCGTAAAAAGATCGAGGAAACACGCACGTCGAATGACATGAAAACAATCTTGCAATGCTCGGAATGGGAAAAGCGTGTCCGTGAAATCGAAGAGGAAGTGTCGCATCTCAATCCGATCGAGGGATATTACCTGAAGAACATGGACATCTTGACCGAGTACTACAAGCGCACAGAAGGGCCCAGTCTTGCTGTGGCTGCACCCAAGGATGCGAATACATTCTTGAAATTCTTTGCCTCGGCCGCTCCTGCTGACGGTGTGTCTCGTAAACAGATCTTTGACGAGTATGTGACACGCATGAAACTCTCCAACTGCCCGGATGTTGTCCAGCAAATGACTGAACACTGTATCCAGTGCAATGTGGCACGTGAAGAAATCAGTTCCGAAGGAATCTTGGTCTGTCCGAACTGCGGATCGGAAGAGTATGCGTTAGTGGTGTCGGACTTTCCCTCCTTCCGAGACCCGCCCAAGGAACGGAACAATTACGCCTACAAGAAGATCAACCATTTGAACGAGATTCTGAACCAGTTCCAAGCCAAGGAATCGACCATGATCCCGGAAGAGGTGATGAACGAGGTGGTTCTTGAAATCCGGAAACGGCGGATCAATAACATTGCAGACTTGACAGAAAAGGAGATTCGTGAAATCCTGAAGAAACTGGGCCGATCCAAGTATTACGAACACGCAGCCCATATTCTGTCGCGTTTGAACGGGAATCCACCACCGACCATTACCCCGGAAATCGAGGAAAAGGTCCGCAATATGTTTCAAGAAATCCAGGCACCGTTTCTGTTGTACTGCCCGAACGACCGGACGAACTTCTTGTCGTACTCCTACATCTTGTACAAGTTCTTTGAGCTGCTGGATCTCGATGAGTACAAGGTGTACTTTCCGTTGCTCAAGTCCCGGGACCGCCTGATCGCGCACGATCACATCTGGGAGAAGATTTGTTCCTACTTGAAGTGGGAATTTATCCGGAGTGTCTAAACAACGGGTTATTGCCATCATCTGCAATGGTTGTATATCCTAGTGATCTCATGAATTCATAAATGCGATCCTTTTCATATCCAAAGTAGGTAGACGAGCAATTGTTCGTTTCTACCTGAACCAGAGGGCGATCTGTTGAAAGAATCGAGTGCGCGCCTTCGAGAACAAACAGCTCGGATCCTTCTGTGTCGATCTTTATGAAATCCACAGGGGATGGATAGTCTATGTCATCGAGCTTCACCACTTCGATTCCAGACTCTTCCTCTGCACATTCCTTGATGTAATAACACCCCGAATTGTCTCCGTGTTTCGTCACCGTACAGAAGCCATTCTTGTTGAATGCGCCCTTGTTTACAACTGATATGTTGGAGCAATTATTAAGAGCGATATTTGCCTTGAAAAAGTTGTAGGATGTCGTATTTGGCTCAAATGCGATCACATGCTTGAACAGTCTAGAGTAAGGAAGAGATGTTGTGCCAATGTGGCCTCCTACATCGATACACGTATTGTTGCAGGAAGGATAGCGATCTAGGTATTCCTTGACAATCCCAAGTTCTCTGGGGTACGGTTCAGAACGGCCATTGTTAATGTGCCATACGAACGTGGGATCGTCGAGGATGTATGTAAACCCATCCCACGATGCGTTCATTTACCATTCACCTACCCGAATCTGTAGGTAACTGGGAAATTATCCGGAGCGTCTAAATAAATGGCACTTGCGTTTGTGAAAAGCTACACCTACGACTTATATGGAGAGTATGAGGTTTTTGATAACAATAACGGTAGTTATGAGTTTGTGAAACCACCCAATAGCAAGTACATCGGAGGTAGTGATATGGTAACAATTCCTTACGGCAAAGTAGAGCTCGGAAAAGGTGATTTTGCGGCCGTTACTCCTGATAAGATCCAGAAACGCCCCGTCGCCGCCGCCGCCGCCGGCAGACGTCGTCGCAAGACCAAGAAGTCTAAACGCCGCTCTCGGAAAACTCGTCGTAGCGTCTAAATAATGGCATTTCTAGATAAGTTCCCGCAGTTCACAGAGCAATGGACTCGAAACCAAATACGAACACGAGGGTTTAGTGAATATACACGAGCTGCTAAAAAAGAGCGCGAAACTCACGTAAAGGGAGAGCCGTGGACATACGGTGATTCAATTGATGTATCTGCACTTCCTTCTTTGGAACGCATGAATGCTCTTGGATTTTTTACTACAAATTCGCAGATAGGTATTCTCGAAGGAGAAGACAACAAGGAACGAGCGTATTGCGAGGGATTCATACCAGCACAACTTCTTGAACCCTTTATGCAGAAACTTCGCGAGTGCAATGCTGCAATACGGTTCGTTGTCTATCCGAATGACAAGGACCCCCAACATATTGTATTAACTATCGATGGCGGAAGGGAATTCTCGAGTATACCCGTTTACAGTGAGAAGGATATTCGAGAGTACCTTGTTCAACTCGTTTTGAATGCAGGGCAAGAGGGCTCTACTATTTCTTACTATTTGGGTGAACCAGTAGGCTATATTGATATTGACCTAATTGATTGGCGGTTTCTTATTGTCTATGATGAAGACTTTGGACATAATGCACTCGACGAAACTGGATTGTTTACATGCATTGAACAGGCTCTTGAAAAAGCACTGACAGAGTACAATCCCCAAGGTGCAGGTATGCGTCGTCGCAAGACCAAGAAGTCCAAGCGTCGCGCGCGAAAAACTCGTCGTTGCGTGTAGACAATGGCGGCACCTGTGCTGGATGAACGGTACGAACTAAAGGTTGGTGATGTCTGGTATCCGGGTGAGCTTTTGGTGCCTCTAGGAAAATCATACGGTCGATTTACGTCAGATGTGCCCATTCCCGGTAATGTAAACGGCAATCGTAAGATACTAGAAGATGTATTCGACAAGATAAAACAGGGCATTTTGAAGAAACAAGAGAGACTTCCATCCAAGGACATCACTATGAAGGAACTGGAAGCGTTGCCAGGAGCAGTTGGCTATCTTGAGGCCAAGGAAAGGTTCGGCAAAGGTCGTCGTCGTAAGACCCGCAAGGACAGCCGCCGGGTCCGGTCCACAAGGACCAGCCGGGTCCGTAAAACTCGTCGCAGTCGTAAGTAATGGCAGCATTGACTCCGGCTGAAAAGCAGATTGCATTGACAGTGTACCAACAATGGATACCCCCGTCAAAGGAACATGGATTTGGATTTCAAACGGACCCTTTCTGGCAAAAGACAACTCCGCGTCAAGTCGTTAAGGATGCATTCGATAACATTCGACTTCAACTGTACGACGTTATTGCCAGGGCAGTGTACCGGAACCGTCTCGCCGATGCTGCAGACGATGATTATAACGAATATGATTCCTTTCCTGATAACCCGATCATGCGCCTTCTTGGGAGTGGAGATCTGTTGAAACTTGGTGCTCCGCAATCCGACCAAAATATGCTCGATCGCGAGATCTTTGAAATACTTCGGCAGGGAGTCCCCGGTGTTATCGAGGTCAAAAGCACCGACCTTCTTCCCCAAGACCCGATTTTATATGAGCCATACAGAGAAGGACAGTACGTTATTCGGATTCAAGGAAACCCCAACTGGGTCTTTGATGGTGCATCTCTCTCGGAATATTGGGA